TATCATTCTCATTACAAAATCTTGGTCTTGCTTTTGAAGGTGCAAACATTGAGAAGTACCTCAAGCAAACAGAGCGCACAACTTCTGTAGCTGCTGGTGAATTGCGTCCTGCGTTTCAGCAGTTAGTCGGCGCAACTCTAGATGTAAGTAAAGCACAGGAGTTATTAAACACAGCTCTTAACATCTCGGCTGTAAGCGGTAAAGATTTATCAAGTGTTACCAATGCGCTATCCAGGGCGTACCTAAATGATGTAGGAGCATTAGGCAAACTAAACATTGGCTTGACCGGTGCCCAGCTTAAAACCATGTCCTTTGCAGAAGTACAGGATGAATTAAACAAAAAGTTTGGTGGTGCAGCTACCAAGCAAGCCGAAACCTATGCTGGCAAAATAGCTGCATTAGATAACGCCTTTAACAATGCCAAAGAAACAATAGGCGAGAAGTTTATTAGGGCATTGGAAAACGTTGCAGATGGTGATTTTGATAAAGTCCTGGATGGCATTGCAACCGCAGCGGATAAAATTGGTGATGCGTTTATACGCATTAGCTATACGCAAAGAGCGCTTAAGGCTGCTCTCAGTGGTAATTTCTCACAGATTGCTAAACTACAAGAGCAAATGGATTTGGAGTTGGCTGGCGGGTTTGGCGTAAGAGGTCGAGTACCAGCCAGCGTTTTAGCAAAACAAACAGCCGAACAACGCAAGCTGTTAAAACAAGCAGAAGCCGCTCGTAAGAAAGCAGAAGCCGAAGCCAAAAAGCGTGAAGCGTTGGAAAAAGCTCGTAAGCGCGCAAACACCATATTTGATATGGAAAACATACAAATTGTTGCAGCTCTACAAGGCAAGATAGACGGAGAACAACGCACGCGCTTAGTCACCTTGCTTGCGCTTAACACAGAGAATTACAAAGCCGCTGAGAAATTGGCAGATGTTGTTGTTAGATTAAACGAGCCAGCCCTACGCAATTTAGGCGTAATGATTCAAGCCGGAGACAGCGTAGATGATTTGGTCAAGAAGTTAATAACCAGCCAAGCCAAGTTAGCAGCCCTACAGCTCACAGCTGAGGATTTTCCAGAGTTAGACAATCCATTCGAAGAATGGGAAGACAGTCTAGACAAAATCCTTAAAATGCTTATGCAGATTCTTGCTATGGCTTCAGGCAAGGTAGCAAGCATACCAAGACCTGTACAGCCAACAACTGGCCCTGGTTCTGGTGCTTCTGCCAATGAGTGGATGCGAATGATGGACCAGTTAGCAAAGGTTGGTCAAGCACCCGCCATTAGTCCAAGTATGGACTTAGGTATGGATTTATCAGGATTGTTTAGAAATGCCAGCTCATCCAGCCAAGCAAACGTAAACGTCTACGTACAAGGTAATGTAACAACAGAACGTGATTTAGTGCAGAGCCTTACTAACGCGTTATACCAAACTCAGAAAACCGGTCAAAGCATAATTGTTAGTTCAACGGCGATATAATGGCAGTTCCACAAATCAGAGTTTTTGTCGACTTTGACTCAGACACAGCATTTGAGACCAATCCGCTTATTCTAGATAGCGCCACAGAAGGCATACTAGGAACAAACCGCTTAGGCTCAGGCACGCTGCCGGTTGAGATAACTGACCTAGTTGAACGTGTAAGCATTAGGCGTGGACGTAACCGCATCACATCTAAGTTTGAAGCTGGCTTGGCAGATGTACAACTATTTGACCAAAACGGCGACTGGAACCCTGTAAACACGGCCAGCGCCTATTATCCAAACCTTGTACCGCTACGCCAGATTATTATTTATGCAACCTACCTAGGTGTGGATTATTACCTGTTTAGCGGTTTTATACAGAAGTACGACACAGGCTTCTCTCTAGGTAACGAAGATGTGAGCCGTGTCACACTTCGTTGCGTGGATGCTTTTAGACTATTGGCTGGCGCTGAGATAACAACCGTATCTGGCACACCAGCAGGTCAAAATAGCGGAGCTAGAGTTAATGCAATCTTGGATGCTATTAACTTTCCAGTAAGCCTACGCAATATAGAGACTGGCGACTCGACCTTACAAGCTGACCCAGGTACCCCTAGAAACGTCCTAGATGCCCTTCAGACGGTCGAAAACAGCGAGTTTGGGGGAATCTATCTAGACGGCACAGGAACCGTTAATTTCAAGAACAGAACCAATATGATTACGGCTCCAGCCTTTCCTGCTTACAGCTTTGCAGATGATGGCACAAATATCAGTTACAACAATGCCATAGTCGCTTTTGACGATACAACCCTAGTGAACAGCGTGAGCATAACAAGGGTAGGCGGGACACCGCAGACTGCAAGCGACCAGACATCCATAGACAAATACTTTTTGCATAGCGGCATCAGGTCAGACATCCTGGTGCAGACAGACGCGGAAGCCTTAAATCAGGCTGTGTCTATCCTTGCCACACGCAAAGACCCTGAGCCACGCATAGATAGCATAAACCTAAACCTTTATGATGATGTAAACCCTAATAAGCCATTGGCAGGGGTTGATATAGAGCTACTTGACGGTGTGACCGTCCTCAAGACTATGCCAGGGGCTACCAGCATCACACAGTCCAGCGTGGTCATTGGCATAAACCACGACATCACCAAATCATCATTTGTCACGACTTTACTAACCTCAGAACCGCTACTAGCAGGGTTCGTGTTAGATAGCAATGTAGACGGTATACTTGGCTCAGATGTCCTGAGCTACTAAAGGAGAAATATGGCAGGCGCAGGTTACAAGCTGTTTAACACCGGAGATGTGTTAACCGCAGCTCAGGTTAATACTTATTTACAAGAACAAACGGTTATGGTATTCGCTGATGCTACCGCGCGTACTACTGCGCTTTCTGGCGTATTGGCTGAAGGTATGGTGACATACTTAAAAGATACAGATGCCGTAGAAAAATATAATGGCTCTGCTTGGGTTTCAATTGGCGGTAGTGCTTCACCATTAACAACTAAAGGTGACCTTTACACATACAGCACCACAGATGCTCGCCTAGCAGTTGGCAACAACGGCGAAACACTCGTAGCAGATAGTTCCGCCACCACCGGATTGAGATGGCAAGGCGATTATGCTGCTGGTAAGAATAAGATTATCAATGGTGATTTTTTTATCAACCAAAGAAACTTCTCGAGCGATACAAGCACTTTTGCTTATGGTTTTGATAGATGGGCTTATTATTATGTAAGTGGAACTACTACTTATTCTGCACAAACATTTACAACTGGTGCTGCGCCAGTAGCAGGTTATGAGGCTCGTAATTTTGCTCGCATGGCTGTAACTGGTCAAACTGGTGGAACTGCGCAAGCAGTATTGTATCAAAATATAGAAGATGTCAGAACTTTTGCAGGACAAACTATTACTGTTTCATTCTGGGCAAAAGCCGCTAGTGGAACTCCAAAAATTGGAATTTCTTTTGGTCAAAATTTTGGTTCTGGCGGTAGTCCTTCGGCTCAAGTAACTACTGGCGCAGGGTCAGTTACCATATCAACGAGTTGGACAAGATATTCAGTAACCGCAACAGTTCCTTCTATTTCCGGTAAAACTATCGGCTCATCAGCCAACAGTTCTTATTTACAAATTACTTTAGTTTTTTCAGACCAAGCCAACGGTTATGGAACTTCAGTTGGAACACAAAACGCAACGTTTGATATTTGGGGAGTCCAAGCCGAAGCAGGCTCAGTAGCCACCGCTTTCCAAACAGCCACAGGCACACTCGCAGGGGAGTTAGCCGCTTGCCAAAGGTATTATGTTTTACTTGGAAACTCAACATCTCAACCTGTTTCATTGGGATACAATTACAGTGCGACCTTAGCAATTTTTGGCGTTCATTTACCTGTTGAGATGAGAACAACACCAACGATATCTTCCACTTCTGGAACAAATTATTATAGATTTGTCCGTAATGGAGCAAACGATGATTTTAATTCGTTCACATTAGATACGGCAGGAAATAAATTCATTAACATATACAATTCAACGGAAATTTCCGGAACTGCTGGACATTGTGGAACTTTATTTATTCTAAATGCTAGTGGATTTCTAGCAGCACAGGCGGAGTTATAATGAGAAATTATGTAGAAGTAACAAGCCCAATGGGAAATTCTGTAATTCAATATGAAGAAAATGGCGTTCTTTACAGTATTCCAAAAGACCCTGGTAATTCAGATTACCAACGTTACCTTCGCTGGTTGGAAGACCCAACAGCCGAAGAAAGTGGAACACTCTCATAGAAGTATGCCAAATCCAAAACTATGCGCAGCAGGTGTAACTCTAAGAAATCAGGTTAACCGTGCGTTCCCCAATAGAGATAGACGTTCGGATGGTTGGGTCGGTGACTCGTCTCATTCAGCTCGTAAGTCCGATCACAATCCTACTGCTGAAGGCTGGGTACGCGCCGTTGACTTTGATGCCAATCTTACTGATGACCCCAAAGCCAGTTATGTATTTGCGAATCAGCTTCGACTACTTGCCAGACGTGATAGAAGATTTAGCTATTGCATCTATTCTGGAAAGATTGCAAGCAGAAGAAGCCTATGGCGTTGGAGAAAATACACCGGAGTAAATCCGCATAACACGCACATCCATATTTCATTTACAAAGAAAGGTGATAAAGATGGCAGACCGTTCGACCTTGCTATCCTCAAAGGCTAAACCGTACGTCTATGCACTAGCTTCATTCCTTGCAGCTTGGCAGATAGATGACTTTAGTTTTGAAGCACGCTCCATCCTCGGAGCTCTTACAGCATGCGTGTTGGGCTACGCATCACCTAAGAGAAAGTGAGTCCGGCAGAATGGGCTGCGTTTGTTGCAGCCATTCTTTCTTGTTGTGCACTAATTGTCGGTGGGCTTCGTTACATTATTCGCCATGAGGTTCCAGGAATTATTGAAGCATCAAACCTCGTGTCGCGCATGGATAAACTCGAGAACATGGTTCTAGAATTGCTTACTAATGAGCGCAAGAAAACCAACAAAAAGCGAACGCGCCGCTAAGCGTAAGGCTAAGGAATTAGCTGCCAAACGCGATAAGCGCCAGCCGTTAAGCGACCTAGATGTCTGGGCTGTTCTTGTGCATGAAACCTGGCTTGCTATGCAACGCCAAGGATTTACAAAAGAACAAGCAATGGACTACGTAACTAGCGTATTTCACATGCCACGCTTACCTGACTGGCAGGTAGAAAACCCAGACCATTCTCCATTTGAAGATGATGAGGATGAATGAAGCGAATCGCGGTCATTTCAGACTTGCAGGTGCCATTTCATGATGAGCGAGCAGTCAAGAATGTTGCCGCATTCATCAGAAAATGGAAGCCTGATGACGTTCTATGCGTTGGTGATGAGCTGGATTTTCAGACCGTCTCACGTTTCTCAACTGGACGGGATGAATGGTCAGGCACAATTGGCCGCGATAGAGACACTTGCCAGCGCGTTCTCTATGAGTTACAGATTACCCATATCGTCAGAAGTAACCACACAGACCGACTCTACAAATCCTTAAGCTCTAGGCTCCCAGGCCTTATAGGATTGCCTGAGCTTGAGTATGAAAACTTTATGGGGCTTAAGAATCTTGGTATCAAGTTCCACCGTAAGCCATACGAGATTACCAATGACTGGATTATGGTTCACGGAGATGAGCAAAGCATTAACCAGAATGCCGGTTTAACGGCCCTAGGAGCCGCTAGGAGACACGGAAAGAGTGTGGTATGTGGTCACACCCACAGACTAGGGGTATCGGCCTTCTCAGAGGCATCTGGGGGCGTTTTAGGGCGTGTTCTGCGTGGGCTTGAAGTAGGGCATATGATGGATGAGAAACAAGCCTTTTACACGCGTGGGTCATTCAACTGGCAAAAAGGTTTTGGTTTGCTTTATGTAGACCGTAAAGGTGTTACGCCTGTGGCTGTGCCTATAGATAAACAAGGCAGCTTTGTGGTCGAAGGCAAGCGTTACGGCTAATGTGTAAGGCCTGTGGGGTCTGTACAAAAGAACATTCACCTACGATTGATGACTCAATAGATAATTTAGAGATGCTCCCGGCGTGTCGCCACTAGACAAATAGCAATTAACCCTGTCTAATAGGTAATTGAAATACCTATTGAAAGGGGTATTAGGGCAAATGATTGTGTATGACCGTAAAACCAAGTGCTACACAGACGGTAAAGGCAATTATGTGCACGCCACAGAGCTGCGCAAATATGCTAAAACTAATTTAGGACTTGGAAAACAAAAAGGGCGCTTATCTAGAGAAACAATTGGCGCTTACTTCCTTGATGTATTTAATGTTGCGGATGAAGTCGCATGAGTATCACAGACATTATCCGCTGGTCTATTGACAATTGGTTATTCTGGCTTTGCATGGTTGCATTTTTCTATGCGGGCTACAACTTAGCAGAAACAAAACACTACAAGAAGGGCTACGTACATGGATACCGCAGGGCAAAAGCAATATACGGCGAGAGAAATCTTAAATGAAGCAGCTGACACAATTGCTGAAAGAGGACTCACGCATGGTCATTACGACCTCACAATGCTTAGAACGGCAAAGTTATGGTCAGACTTTCTCGAGCGAGAAATTGACCCAATGGACGTTGCAATCTGTATGGCATTGGTCAAGCTCGCAAGAACAATGGAATCTAAGTCAAATTATGATAATTATTTGGACGCGGTTAGCTACTGGGCAATTGCCGGCTCCATGGCTGTCCGGGACTGGGACGACTTGGATGCTTAGCAGAAGCCCACGCGGAACATGGTGTGACTATTGCAAGATGCGTTGGTCAACTAATGATTGGCGTGGACAAACACAAGCCATTTGGCAAGTAACAAGCAAACGCCATAACAAGATTATTGTCAGACACTACTGTCACTCTTGTGCGCAAGAAGTCCAGGATTGGAGTGGAACAATCTGGAAGCTGCAAGAGCAGATTGACTATGCAAAAGGAAAGGTTCAATTAGATGTTCAATTTGGAGAATTATGAAGATGTCGATACCAGAATACACAAGTTCTATGCAACATACGAAGACGGTGCCATTATCACAGAGCTCATCAGTAACAACGAAGAAAATTCATCTTTGGAAATGGCTAAGGTTAACGACTCTCAAGCAAGTAGCGCACCCATACGTGTACGCACCGAAGAACACAAGAAGTTTATAAATGAACACAATCCAAACGCAGAAGTTATCTGGGATACGACAATTGAGCCGCCGGCTGACCTTGAACCCGCTTTTGAAGACGCAGCTGATTTGGTTATCAAGAATTTGGGCGCGGAACCTGTTCCGAGATGTAAGCATGGAAATCGTGTACTGCGTGAAGGCACTGGGAAGAATGGTCCTTATCGTGGTTATGGCTGTTCTCTTCCTATGAAAATGAAATCTGAACAATGCAAGATGGTTTGGATGGTTTTAGACCAGAATGGCAAATGGTCATTCCGTGATGAAGATGCAGATTTGATTGCGGGGTGATGTATATGTTGGTATTAGACAGACGACTAGACGTGTGCGACAATTGTAACGAGCCATTAACTGCGGGGGCAGCTAAGCCGTGCGAATGTCGCACATGTCATGTGAGGTCAAACTGATATGTCACAAAGCCGTAAGCATAGGGGCTACGCAACGCAGCGAATTGTAGCAGAATACCTAAAAGAACAAGGCTGGCAACATGCGCTGCCTGTGGGAGCTGGTAGAGACGGCTCAGATGTAACAGGCATTCCCAACTTAGATATAGAAATTAAAGCTCGCACAAACTTAGACCTTTCCGGTTTGATGCGACAATTATCAGAACGCAAGAAAAGCACCGGTTTAGGGGTCGGTGTCTTGCGCCTAAACGGTCAGGGTGAGAAATCCGTAGAGCAATTTGTTGCCGTTCTCACTCTGGCTGATTTAGCCTATTTACTGAAAGCTAGTGGCTACTGAACCGTTACTCATACATAGATGCACAGGCTGTGGCCTATGGATTTACGGTGTGAGAGAAAGGTGTGAACCATGCCAACATATACATTCAAATGTGAACAATGCCAAATAACGGTAGAAGAAACATTTAGCGTTTACTCAAACGCAACCATCTGGTGCCAACCTTGCCAGATACCAATGACAAAACAATTCTCAGCACCCGCGATACATTTTAAGGGTGATGGTTGGGGCAAATCTAACTAGTGTGATGCAGGTCACAATGACTGCGACACGCCGAAAGGATACGCACAAATGACCAATGAACTTGACACGGTCGGTATGATTGAGCGGCTAGCGCGCCTGAGGGGCAGCGCTCTTCGCCGCCAATCATTGGGGCGAGCTATTGTCGTAATGCTGATGGCAACGACATTTAGCGTTGCCGGTACACAAGCATTACAAACAGTACCAATAGAAGAAAAGCCGTTTAATCCTTATAACAAGATGAATGTAAAGCTGTATCTACATAATGAAATAAGAGATTGGGATGAGTTTGAATGTGCGCTTGAATTAGCGCATAAAGAGAGCTCATTTAGATATGATGCTGTTAATAAGACTACTGGTGCTTATGGACTATTCCAACATATGAGTGACTATGCACCACAATGGGATGCGTTCAAACAAATAGATAAACATGTACAATACATAGATGCTAGATATAGTGGTAGTTGGTGTAAAGCATTACAACATCTTGTGAGGTTTAATTGGCACTAAAACCATATAGAAGTACACCACATTGGAAAAAGCTAAGACTTCAGGTGTTGCGTAGGGATGCATACACGTGTACATATTGTGGTGATGTAGCTGACCAGGTTGACCACGTCTGGCCTAAGTCACGTGGTGGGGAAGATACACTTGAGAACTGTGTCGCTGCGTGTGCCAAATGCAATAGCCTAAAACGTGACAAAATGGACACCGTTTTTTTAGCACAGCCGT